TACCTTCATTGCAAAAGATATATGGAAAGATTTATAACTCATCAGCACCCTTAATTTGATTAATACGCATCTCAGCGTATCGTATTACTTTGTTGAGATCTGTTATCTCACTTTCTTGTTCATCCATACCATCATAAATTTTATGCCCTGCTCGACTAGCGTACTTGACTATGTTGCCACGCCAAAACTCAAAGCCATTCATCATAGTATATGTTATAAGTTCTATCTGCCATCTAGCATAGTGAGCTGGCTTTTGTATTAATTCTTCAGTCATGCGCTGCCTTTTGTTTTAGTTAGAGGTCCAAACTTTATTACATTGCCCCCTGATGTTTCTATTTCTACTTCGGGTAATCCATTTCGTTGTTCTTCTGCGTCTTGTTCAAATATCTTAATCATCTCATCTCTCCTCTGCTCAACAATTTCCATTATGTCCGGAAACTCGTGAGCAATGTCTAAGAAGGCACTCAGGAATGTAGCACACTTAATTAGATCAGTTAGTATATCTTTGTCTATCTTTTGTTCTGGGCCAAGAGCTAACCCTGTAGATATTAGACCACTCCACTCTCCGTCTGCAGTGAAATGTATCGGGCGAAGTATAAGAGCAACTTCATCGTCTGCTAGTGTGTAGCCCATTATATATCCTTTCTTTTTGTTTTTAACTTTATCACAGTAGCTGAAGTACATCTACCTTTTTCTGTAAGCCAGTCCATAGGTATAACTCTGTGCGCCCACTTGAAGTTATTTTTCTCACACCACCCTGAGTAGCGTGTCTTAGAACCTTTATATAGTTTAGCCTGAGCGTTACTAAATACAAAGCGTATGTCTAACTCAGGATGTTGTTTCTGAATAGCTAAATGCTTGCGCCTATCTTCATTATCAAACAATCCTTTAGCTTCACATATGATGCCGTTGTCTAACTGAAAGTCAGGTGTGTAGGTACGATACCGAAGATCTTCCCATTGGACCTTCAGTAGTTCGTAACGCACTTCTTTTTGGTGATGTGTTAGGTAGTCCGCAAGTGTTTCTTCTAAACCACTTCGATAGCGTCTAGAATTGTGCCTGCGTTTACTATTATTCTTTTTTACCATCTGTAAGGAGAGCCTTTAATTCATCAATCTTAACTCTACCTATTGCGTTCACACATTGTAACATATGATTGACTACATTTGATGTAGTTGTATTAACTTTTAGAACTTCAATCAATTCTTTTTGTTCATCAGTCATATTATCTGTGTCGTAGTCTGTGCCTTCAATTGTCATTTTTACCATTATGCTGCCTCGCTTTTATTGGTGTTTAAGATCTCTGATGGATCATATTTTTTTACTAACTTCCAGTAAGAAAGAAGACTATTAAACATAGCCATATGCCTTACGTGGGTTTCTTTATCCCACTTGTATGCCACTATAAGTTCGGGGTCTTCTCTGTCTACAAAGATAGATACTCTTTCTGGTTCTTTAAAGTTACACCCTTCTGCGTAAGCAGATAGCTGCATCCCGTGATCATCATAGACAAGTTTAGATGCCTGTTTATTTTTTAACCCATCCTTAGTCTTAAAGTCAACAAATATTCCGGACTTAGAGTACAAATCTATCTTACCTCCGTACCCATCTGTTGAGCAGAATGAGTCTTCCGCAATCCATTCTTCATCAGGAAAGTTTTCATCTAAGTACTTCTTAATAACTTTGTAGGCTTTAGTTTCTTTGCCACCCATAAACCCTTGTTCAATCATAGCGTGTATAATTGTACCACGTTCCGCAGCGGATTTACCAATAGCCTTAGAATCTTCTTTACATCTATAAGTAAACGCCTCTAAAGATTCACCGGGATCTTGTGTTAAAGTTATAGCAGAGTTAAGTGCCTGGTTTATCTTCCAGTTTTCTAAGGAGGGCTTTGCAGCCATCCCTATTATTGTTGTAACAGAAGGAACATACCCATGTTGTCGAGCATCTCGAAGAGTTGTATTTCTTTCTTTTCCGTTTGCTCCTATAATTGTATAAGTAGGCAGTCCTTCACTATCGTACCAATGTCCAGCCTCTGACTTGTTTTGCATTAAACACCAACACCCTCAACATCTACAAAAGCATCTACAAGTTCCGCATCTGCCTCGTTTAATTCCTGAGTATTGTTTTCTTTCCATCTGTCAAGAACATAGCCATCCGACCACTTAATCCAATCTTGAAAACTTTCAAATGTCTTGCTGTCTTCATCGGCTAAATCAGTAGCCCCCTTTAATGTAAAGAGTATAGTCGCATAGGTTTGCGGAACAGATTCAATTTTAGATGATAAAGTAATGCTACGCTTTAAAAGTTTAGCTTCTATTGGAACTGTACTATCATTTTTTATTTGTTCTAGTACGTCCTTTAATGCGTTGATACTATCTTTGTTCTTTATGTCTAGTATAAATGGTATTTGCCCATCGTAACCGCTAACATCGTTTCCCGCCTCATCTAGTGCTGCGCCATTGAAGTTAATCGTGCCAAATAGTATTTTTGTTCTTTTAACAGAACGCATTAAATCTTTTATTTCTTGAGACAGGGCATCATATTCTTTCTTTGAATAATATCCTGAAGGTCTGCCAATGTTAAACGTACCCTTTGAGTCTTTAAGATCTCCATACAAGTTATTCGCCATAACTGTACGGTACATAACATTATCGATAGAGTCCCAGTGTGTCCACTGTTCCTTAAGTGCAAAAATTCTTATCTCCGGAGCTAAACAATAAACAAAAGTGTCATTAATTTTTAATTTAAATGTACCTACGGGTAAGACTTCCATCTTTTTTAACTTACCTGCCACTTCAATATCACCCATAACAGACGTATGAGTTATACTAAGCCTAGCTAGGTTAGATGATTTCTTACTGCTGCCCTCATTTTGAGTTGATACGCCCATCATGTCGGCTAGTGCTTGTCCTGAAGCACCTGCTATTTGTAATTCTGTATTCATAAATTTACCTTAATATATAATGTGTGAAAAGAGTTATAGTTATACTATACAATGTCATTTGTGTCAAGCCAATTAGAGCCTATCTTAGCTTCTAAAAGCATGGGTACATTCATTTTTACATCATAATTCTCCTCTATAATTTTATCTAAATCATTATTCATGTCTACTATAATTTGTATTACCTTTTCTTTCTCGTGCGGATGAACATCAATTACAGTAGAGTCATGCACAGTGTTAACTAAACAGGATTGCAATGGTTTTAATCTTTCTTCCATTTCCATTAGCACAACCGGAACAATATCACCAGTAGCAAAGCCCTGCACTGGGTAGTTTTTTATCATAGTAAAATGAGTTGGCTGTCCGTTCTGCCTACGCTCAACATCAGGGAAAGCATATTGTCGCCCCGATGGGGTAGTTATCTTTCTGTAACGCATCGCTTCATCACCCAACTTCTTGTGCCATTTAGCTATGCCTTGATACTTTTCATTAAAATGTTTGTAGTATGCAGCTTCAGCTTTGCTTCTGCCCCAACCACTAGCCCCGAAAAGGGGAGCAAACGTGTGGCCCTTAGCCACCTGACGTGTTGTAGGCTGTCCCGCATTTCCTATAACTTTAGCTGTATAAGCGTGTACATCAAAGCCTGTGGCTATTTCTTTCATTGCTGTCTCATCCTGCGACAAATATGCCGCAACTCTAAACTCTAACTGGGCAAAGTCTGCTTCTAATATGTAACCGCCCTTCCATCGAGATACAAAGACACGCTTCACTGGAAACGTACCTCCTCTAGGCATGTTCTGCATGTTTGGGTTGCGACCACTGAACCTACCAGTAGATGTAATGTGCTGCGTCAGCCCAACGTGAAGAAAACCATTATCTTTTGTGTAGTTACTTATGCCATCAACAAAGGAGGACAAGTATGTTGATACAGCAGATAAACGTTTTATATCTTCTAAGAATTTTATACCGGATGCCATTTGATTAGTTTTAGCTGTGGCTATAAGTAAATCTAAATTGCCTTTACTCGTGCTAAAACCATTATTACTTACCCAAGTTTTATTTGGTGGGTTAAATCCTAGACCAGCTAACTTATTAGTTTGTTCTAATTGATAGCCCCTGGCTAAACAGGCCGGACACCTATTAGACTTTTTAAAGTTAGAACCGTCCTTCTTTTTCTTGTATCTACTGCCTATACCATTACATTCAGGGCAACTAAATGCTGTTGTCTTTCTGATTAGTGTACTGTTAGCTGCTACAGCTTCTTTAAACTCAGCAACGTTATTTGTATATTCAAACAGATCAACCCATTCTTTCTTATCTATTACTTTTCTACTAAATATAACCTGCGATACTTGCTCTGGGGAATTAAGATTAATTGGAGTGTCCCCCATAAGTTCTCGTATCTGTTTAAACAGTCGCCCCTCTATGTCTGTCTTCTCTTGTTCAAACTCTTTACGTACTACTTGAAGGGCGAGTCTATCCACTCTGAAGCCGGACATGTACATTCTGGTAAGGGTTTTACAAACTTTGAAGGTGGTGTCTCTAACTCGATCCATTCCGTTGGACTCGCTTTTGGAGAAGCCTTCGGTAATAGTAGCAAAGAACAGTTCGGAAGTAGTATCAATGTCGCAGCCAAGATAATGTGTAAGCTCTTTAAGGGGTATCTCATTGGTGTTGTATCCTTCTTTAAAATATTTCTTTAATGTATCATCTTTCTGAAAAGTCAGGTTTCTCCGTTCAGCACAGGCCAGTAAACTTAATGGCTGCTTCTGTCCTCGTTGTAATATATATTCAGCTAACATCGTATCGTAGATGTCCCCATCATATTTAAACCCACTAGCCCATAGCCACATTAAATCGTGCTGTGCGTTATGCATTATAAGTAATGTAGTTTCATCTAAGATAGCCTGTAGAAGTTTAGCATTAGCACCACTACGGTCAGTATACTCAATATGATCAAACGTAAGTAAATGTCGTTCACTAGGTACATCTACATTCTTAGTACCCACTTGAACCAAAAAGTTATTGGCTTCAAAGGGGTCCATATGTGTCTTGCCATTACGTTTCGTTACTGTGTTTTCTACGTCTAAAACTAATCTCATTCTTCTGTAACATACCCTGACCCCATACAATCGGGGCAAGTCTCTGCGTGAACACAAGGATTATTGGGGTCAGAAGGAAAGTGTTCCCCTTCATAAACTAATCCCCTTCCTTCACAAGTAAAGCAACTAATCTTTGATTGGCTTGGATTATAATACGTCATATCTTTCTCTCCTTCTATGCTGTGAACCTAGCAACTGCACCATCTAACTGGCACGTTATACGCCCATGAAAACCTGAAATTTTATTCTTAGCTA